ATTTAAACGAAGAGCAAACCCGTTTAGCTGTTGAATTAAATGTAGCTGGAAGAGAACTAGCTGAGCTACAAAGAAGTTACAATCTATATAACATGATTAACAATCATAAGAACATATTGATTGAAGCCTTTGATAAAACTCTACCTAAAGAAGAGGAAGTAGTAGAGGAAGACTAATGCCTAGAAAGACCGCTAATGATGTAGCACACGACCTTAAAAACCATGAGATTCAATGCTCAGAAAGGTGGACTACAGCATTTAAGCATTTTGAAAAACTAGATGATGATATTGCTGGTTTGAATAATTGGATTAAAGGCGGTCTAACTACAATAGTCATTTCAATGCTATTAATTCTCTTGAGAGATTTTCTTATTTAATTTATGAGCATAACCAAAATCGCTGAAGTGGCAAATAATGTCTTGGACAAATTTGTTCAGGATAAAGACTTAAAAGAACAACTATCACATGACTTACAAAAAGAACTTATATCTTTGGATAAAGCACAAATTGCTCTTAATGCTGAAGAAGCGAAAAACGGGAACTGGTTTGTATCGTCATGGAGACCCTGCATTGGATATGTTTGTGGGTTTAGTCTTTGCACTCATTACATTATCTTGCCTATCGCAACTTGGATAGCTGTAGTTAGCGGTACTGATTTACAACTTGAAAAGCTTGAGTTTGATTTTTCGCAACTTACTACAATTCTTTTATCCCTACTTGGGATGTCATCACTTAGAACAGCAGAGAAGTTTAGAGGAGTCCATAACAAATAATATGTACGATAAAGTTAAAGAAATGCTAGTCAGGCATGAAGGGGTTATGTGTACCCTTTATCAATGTAGTGAAGGTAGATGGACTATTGGTGTGGGTAGAAACTTGCAAGATAGAGGTGTTACAGAAGATGAAGCTATGTATCTGCTTGATAACGACATCAAAAGAGTTATGAGTCAGCTTGATGAATACTGGACTGTTTGGCGTAGCTTTCCTGAAAAAGCACAGCTTTGTTGTGTTGATATGTCGTTTCAAATGGGTATTAAAGGGTTTATGGGTTTTAGAAGAACAAGAGCCTTAATGGAAATGGGGATGTGGTTAGAAGCATCAGAAGAATTATTAGATAGCAAATATGCTATACAAACTCCAAACAGGGCAAATTACAATTCACGACAACTAGCATTGTGTACTAAAGATGCCAAAAAAGACATCGGAAGACCACCAAAGTAATTCTCGACTTGGTGCTTTGGGAGAATCCCTAGTACAAACATTCTTATTGGAATACGCTGACTTTTGTTATTCAACTCAAGAAAAACATCCAGCAGATTTAATGGTAGAATTTGCCAATGCAAAATACACAGTCCAAGTCAAAAGCAGAAGAGAGTCTAAAGAAGGCAAATACACTTTTGCATCTGAAACATCAAGGTCAATGTCAGAGATTTATAAGAACTATCATTGTGATATTCTTGCTTTCGTTTTCTTTAGCCAAGAACATAAGCGAATTCTCTTCAAACCAAATACTACTTCGCAAACCTACTTTACCTTTGATAAAAAGATAATCACACCAAACCTAGAAATAGATTCCTTACAAGAAACCTTAGATACACTTAGCCAAGTGCCAGTATTAAACCCTTTAAAATAATTTATATATTTATTTGCATATTTGTATATTTATGTATATAATGTATGTATGTTAAATAAAAGTAAGGAGTTAAATAACATGACAACATTTACCAAAAACCAAATAGAAGCAATTAAATTATTCAATGAGCATGTTGAAGAGTCAGATTTTTGGGCTGAAAAAGATGCTAATGATTTGCAACCAACAGATATAACAGAATATATATACATGGATGAAGCAATCAATCTATTAAATGCAAATGGGTGGACTTTTGAAAGTGCTGAAGGAACTATTGGCAGTTTAATAAATAAAGATGTTATGTATGAATATGATTACTGCATACACAAAGAAGCACCAGTTTTTGTGGTTCACTGGATTGATTTAGATAATGTAAAGGAGTGTGCATAATGACTAGATACACTTTAGAAGTAAAACTACCTAGCTTAGGCTGGGTAGTTGCCATCAAGACTAGCGACTTATTCTACATGGCTAGAAAAAGAGCTAGGTTAATTAAACAAGGTCACGAAGTAAAACTAACTAAAAAGAGGGGGAAGTAATGGAGAGATTTGCAGAAAGATTTGATGATGCTTTTTATATTTGGGAAGACCATATAGAAGGCATAGATAAACCAGTTCTTTGGGAATACAAAAACAGAGATAAGTGTTTTTACCAGTACCCTATGTATAGAAGGTCAGATTACAAAATACTGGTTCAACTAACCAAAGAGCAAAGGAAGATAGCCTTAGACTTCTTGGATGCGTTACATGCACCATTAAACGAGGAGACAAGACAACATAACAACGAGAAGGCTAGGCTGAGGAGATTGAAGTAATGGAATATGTAATCATGTTAATAGTGGGATATATATCTTGCTTGGTAATACTAATGGCGATTGAGTCAGATAAAAGGAGAGATAAATGGAAGTAGTATTTAATATATTAGGTGGCGGAGAAATCCGCCTACCCAAGAGAGAGGTCAGAGGTTATTACAAAGACTTCATAACTGGTGAGACTAAAGTGCAAGTTGGTAACGATGAGCATAAGGTCAGAGAGTCTTTGACTGAGATAGCATATTTAATGGGGGTGGTTAAGTGATAGAAGAGCTAAAAGAATACCAGTCTCAGCAACGTGGCAAAGCGTGGGTGTTTAAAGATATACCTAACAAGGATTATCATGCAGGTGTTGGTGTTAGTAGTAGTTTCATTAGAAGGTTTGGTGAATCACAGTTACATGCAATAGAGCATCAACAAGAAACAACACCAGCCATGAGGTTTGGAACTGCAGCACATTCATTGCTAGTAGAAGGTCAGGAAGCATTTGATAAAGAAGTGGTTGTCATTACTGGTAGTCCTTACACTAAGGCTAACAAAGAACTCAAAGAAGAGTATGAGAAGAGAGGTTTGATTGTACTTAAAGAAACAGACGTAGAGTTAATACAAGGCATGAAAGATAACATGATTTATGAAGGTAATGCTTATCTTGATGCTAAAGGTAAAGTGGCTGAGTCTAGCTTCTACTGGTATGAGGATGATGTCTTGTGTAAGTGTAGACCTGACTTGATATGTCCACCTTTAGATAATACTGATTCAAAAGATGAGATAGTTATAGTGGACTACAAGACCACTCAATCAGTTGAGCCTTACACCTTTGCAAAGTCTGTTAAAAAGTTTAGATACGACTTACAAGCAGCATACTATAGACGTGGTATGGAAGCTGCTGGTTATAAGGTAACTGACTTTATGTTTGTAGCCCAAGAAAAGACTTATCCTTATGCATCTAAAGTATTTAGAATGACAAAGGAACAGATGGATTTTGGTTGGTCAATAATGGAAACCTACTTAGAAGACTATAAAGAATACAAGAAAGGTAAGCCTTTGAGTATTTATAATAGTCCTAATGTTATTGATTTGGTGTTGTAGGAGAGAGTTATGGATAAAATATTTTTACAAAAATTAAGTAATATGTTGGACTTGGCAAGTGATATGCACAAATTTGGTAACCATTTTATTGTTGATGTTGAATGTAAAAATCACACAACAAAAGACCTAAGCACTTTTGCACATAGAATAAAAGAAATATCAAATAATGTTAATGATGCCACTAAATTTTTTTTAACAAATAATGTTAAAGATTTTGTTGCTAATAATTTTATTGACATTTGTAAGATGGATAAAATGAAGCAGGAATTTAGACTACCTACAGATAAACCGTTATTAATACAATGTAATGATTTAAATAGAACAATAGTGATTAGTGAAATTAGTAGATTTCCTTACGCTGATTACCAAGTTGATTTATTTGTGAATTATAAGGACACCAAACAAATAATGATAAACCCCTATATGTCATTTGTGTTTAGTAAAAACTTTTTTATCGAGCTGTTGGATAAATTTCCTGAACAAATATATTTAAATTTTCATAAACATGATTATGCAGATTTAGTAGAAACCACAAAAGAATGGAGAGAAAACAGGATGCATCAAATATTTGAATTATTAATAATTTATTTTTCTGTAATAAATTTATCCAGTGACTTAGATATATTTGAAGAAAAAAAAGTTAATGGTTTAAATAAACAATTACATCAAAAATTTTCACTATCATCATTTATTAGTAAACCAGTTTATGAACACATTACATTAGATATTAATGTTAATAATAAAAATTACACTAACAATGGTGATGGCAGTCAGAGCAAAAAAAGATTACATGGCGTAAGAGGACATCTAAGACAATTACAAAATGGAAAAATAGTATGGGTCAATCCATACAAAAGAGGTAACTCATCATTAGGCGTTATAACAAAAGATTACAAATTAGATTTAAGGTAAGGGCAAAAAAGATAATGAGAGTATTAGAGTATAGTATGGAGAGTTTATCCTTTGCCCTTAACAACAGTATAAGGTTTTTGGAGAAAGATGTAATAAAGTCTTTGCTTTATTATCAAATTAATTTTAATATAAATATGGAGAGTCAAAACAATGGATGAAGTAATTAAAAAAGCACTTTGGATTCCTGAAGAGCTACACAAAGATATAAAAATCTTTGCAATACAAAACAACTTAACAATAGAACAAGCCAGTCAGATGCTAATCAAACTTGGCATGGTGACCTATGAAGCTGAGAAGAACAATGACTCAGTATAGCGATATAGTTGAAACGCAAAGATTAAAGCTGAATAAGCAGAAAGATGAATGGTATATCCAC